ATTATCCTGATGGTAAATACTCTAGAGTGCCGACTGGTGGCGGTAAATTCTCAGAAATATACAGTATTACAGAAGATGGTGATGTATTCAATGTAGACCCTACAGGGTTTTCTGATGTTAGTAATGAGATAGCTAGTTTCACTGGTAATGTTTTGAATTTTACGACAGCGGGTAGTGTTGCAGGAACATTTTTAAGTCCTCTAGTTGGCACGGCTGCGGGAGCTACCGTAGGTAATTTAATTGACCAAGCTATTCTTGATGAAACTTCTATGACTCAAGAAGAATTGATTGAAAAACTTAGTGTAAAAGATGCTGTAACAATCGGTTTGATAGATGGACTAATAACCAAGTTTCTTCCTATTGCTGGGGGTAAATTCAGACAAGCCTTTACTGGCGAAGAGGGCGGTTCTATCCTTGCAAAAAAATCAGCGGGAGAACAATCATTAGCAGCGCAAGAAGCAGCACAGCGGCTTGGTTTACCATTATTTGGAGCAGCACAATTAGCGACAGAAAACAAATTACTTCAAGCAGCCTTTACTCAAACAGCAGGAACTTCTAGTATTCCAGGACGTTTGTTAAATAATCAAGAACGTAAACTGTACGAAAGTTTACAACGAAAAGCAGCAAGTAATTTTGATTCATTCAATGCTAATGAGCTTAGTACATACACAAAACTGCAACAGAATGATTTAGCCGAACAAGTCTATCAATTAGTTGCTGCTAAATTCGGCGGTAAATTACCTGAAAATATGACATTAGAAACTATTGAACAAAGCATACGCGCATCTGCTGGGAAACTACAAGTTTCTCATAATGAACTCATTGATCAAGCATACAAAAAGGCTTTCAATACGGCTGGCGCAGATAGTGTAGTATTTGATCTTAGTCCACTAAAAGATATTGCTAGATCAATACAATTAGGAACACAAATAAGAACAGTCCCAAGGCGCACCGATAAAGCTGGCAGACCTATTGATGCACAGGGTAAAAATATACCCACCCCAACTACTCGTGCTCAAGGTGAATTAAGTGGTGAACTAAAAGAAATTACAGATGCTTTATTAAATGTAATTAATCCTAATGTTGAAAAACTTGTAGTCAAAGATCAAGGTAAAAGGGTTAGTTTTGATTCGCTTAGTCAGTTGAAAGCATTACGGGATAGAGCAAGTAAATTAATGAATGATCAAGTTGATTCTAAATCAGCTAAACAAATTATCGATGCTATAGATGATATACTTGAAAACCCGACAGGTGGTGGTACAGACTTTTTAAAGTTTTATGATGAAGCTAAAACACTAGCTAGGCTAAAGTCGGATACACTCAATGCCTCTAATATAGCGAGTATGTTTTCTCGTAAGTCAGAAGTAATGCCAAATGAGTTAGCTGAAAAGTTTTGGACAGGTCAGTTTACCTCACGCGATTGGGATTATTTTACCAAAATGTCAAAAGCTGCGGCTGGCAATAGACCTGATGGTAAACTTGCAGCTAGTCAATTAGTAGCAGATGTACAAGATGGTTTTATCACTTGGCTTTACCAAAATCCCGCACTGACACAACAACGTATTCGTCAAGTAACGGAAGCGGATAATGATCTATTTGCAAAAATGGTTCCTGATGCTGGTGATCGTAAAGCTCTAGAAAATATAGCAAGACAATCATCATGGCTACAATCCGATGGTGTGAATGCTGCCATGTCTCGCAGAATGACAGTTGGTGAAAGAGCTTTAACCTCTGTTAATGAAATGACAGAAGCCGAAATAATCAACTTTGTAAATAAAAACGGTGGCTTAAACGGTAAAACAGCTACTGATATGCGAGCAGCAGTGTTTAAACAGATATTAGATTCTAATTCTACGTTTGATAAACAAGGTCTGAATGTAGTAAAACCCGCAGGTCTAGCACAATCATTTACTGACCTTACTAATTTTTCGGGTCAGTATGGAAAATTCAAACCATTATTTCAATCAGCCACATTAAAAGGTGATGTACCTACATATGAAAAAACGGCGAGTACTTATATAAAAAATTTGCAGGATAATCAGATATACTCATCGTTTTTAGCTGGTTTTCAAATAGATGCTGGTGGTCAAATCCAAGCTGCTTCTGCTGTTGCAGGAGTTGCTAAGTTAGAACTTCAGGCTTTTAGAACCATCCTTACCAATAATATTATGGCAAGTGTTTTTGCTACACCTCCCTCTGTTTCCCAACTGAAAAAACTCTATGGTGGTGAGCCTGGATTAGGAAGATTTTGGAATAAGCGAAGAAGTAATGTATTTGCCAATATACTTGGTCAATTAGGTGATAGTTTTAGTAAAGATGTAGAAACACCTAAAGAGGAAGTAAAACGCACAGGACAACCACCTGAGATGGGTGATGAGTTTGCCGCTGTTGCTCCTCCTCCTGCACCTACACAAGTAGTGAGCGCACCACCTATTGCCCCTACTACTCCTGCGCCTACGCAATTAGCGAGCGCACCACAGATACAACCACCACCTAGAGCTAGTCAGGGTGCAGGGATTACGAACTTTTCCTCTCTGTTTCCTCGCGATGAGTTAGGTGGTGCAATAGCAAATCGTCGTAACCAAGGTATCATGGGATTAGCATAATGGATCTTGACGTATTACGGAAACAAATAGAAGCAGATGAGGGGTGTAAGTATGAAATATACTTGGATCATTTGGGTCTGCCTACTTTTGGGATTGGTCACTTGGTCACTGAATCTGACGAAGAGTATAACCGTCCAGTCGGAACATTTATCACAACAGATAGAGTCGCAGAGTGCTTTAATAAAGATGTTGGAACAGTCCTCGAAGACTGTGAACGATTGTACGCCGACTTTGATTCCTTACCAGAAGAAGTGCAACTGATAATAGCAAATATGATGTTCAATATGGGGTACCCTCGGTTAAGCAAATTCAAAGGTATGAAAGCTGGTGTCGATGCACGTGATTGGCAGCAAGCAGCTGATGAGATGGTTGACTCAAAATGGTATCACCAAGTAACCAATCGTGCTGAACGGTTAGTCTCCCGTATGCGGGAGGTATGATATGGAACCTATATCCACTGCTCTCGCAGGGATAGCCTTATTCAAAAGTGCTGTTGATGGTATTAAAGGTGCTATTGGTACTGCTAATGATGTTGGTGAGATTGCGGGTTTTATAGACAAACTCTTTGAGGGAGAAAAACAAGTCCAACAACGTCGTAACCAACAGTCTGGAGTTGGTATTGGCGATCAGTTTGGTGTTACTAATGTTGCTAGAGAAGTAATAGATGCAAAGTTAGCCCAAGAACAAATGCGAGAAATAGCCAGTATGATTGATATGCGGTTTGGTCATGGGACATGGAGAAGTATCGTAGATGAAAGAGCTAAACGTATACGCGAAGCTAAAGAAGCTGAAGCTGAAGCTCGTCGTTTAAAGCGTCAACAAGAAATGGAAACTGCTGAAAATATAAAACAATTTTTTATGATAAGTGGCGCAATGATCGCAGCAGCAATATTTTTCATGGGTATGATTTTTATAATCTCAAGACCTTAAACAATCCAATCCCTAAAATCTTCAGCAAGGACTTGACTAGCTATATTGATTTTGTTCCGTAATGCTAATAGTATTTTATCATCTACTGTTTTATCAGCTACAATATCTATATAAGTAACTTTACTTGTTTGTCCAATACGGTGCGCTCTATCTTCGCTTTGTAACCTTATTTCAAGGTCAAAACTATTACTGTAGTATATCACAGTTTTAGCTTCTGTCAGAGTCAGCCCATAACCACCTGTGCGTGGTTGGCCTATAAAGTATTTAAGGGGGCTGTCTGGATCCTGAAAGCGGTTCACAATAGCTTGCCGTTCATCACTCTCTGTTTCACCGTAGTATGTAGCTACTGTTTCAGCACCATACATTTTAGATATTTCTTGTTCTATTGTTTTTATATCATGTGTGAAGTTAGCCCATATAATAACTTTACCATCTACTTCTTCTAATACAGACATAAGCTCTGGCAGTTTAGCTGAGTTGAAAGTTTTCATTTCACCATCATCCATTTTTACATGGCCTGAGCATACTTGTTGCAGCCTGAGTAATTGCGTAAGGATAGTATCAGTAGTTACTGAGCCATCTTCTAATAAGGCAAGAGCAAATGTTTTTAAACTATTGTAAACAGACTTTTGTTCTTCAGTGAGTTCTACACTGCGTTTAATGTATACTTTATCAGGTAAATCTAAACAATCTTCTTTCTTTACGCGATAGCTAAAGTTTTCAAGTATACTATTGAGTTTATCTAAATTACGATACCCTACTACTTGATTAAAACTATGCGCTCCCATACTACGCCTTTGTACGATGGCATATTCATATTGGAAACTGAAAAAACTACTATGCCCCAATAACCATTCATCAAGAAACTCTGCCTGTGTGTACAGATCCATAGGGCTTTTTGTTACTGGTGAGCCTGTAAGTATACGTCTGTACTGTGCAACTTTACCTATCTTTACAATACTCTTAGTACGTTTAGCATCTTTGTTTTTTATAGTAGTGCTTTCATCAATAACCATAAGTGAAGGATGTGCATTTAAAAAACGTTCGGCAGCTTCACAACCTTTCTTAGTACTGAAAGCTTCTACATTCATAACAAAAATCTTTAGGTTATCATCTACAACATAAAGTTTATTTTGCTTTTCTAATTGTGTTTTAGTCTGGCTAGGATTCCATAGCACTGTATCATACATAACATGCTCAGGAATATGCGTGGGCAGTTCACCTTGCTCCCAGTTTCGGTATACACCTTTAGGGGCAACTATTAATGCACCGGTAATCTCTCCACGGTCGTAGAGGACACACATATTATCAATAAGAACTTTTGATTTACCTGTCCCCATATCCATGAAGTAGGCAAATTCTTTCTTATTCCACGATCTTTTTAGTGCCTCGAGCTGATGCTCGTAGGGCTTGTATTTAAATTTGTAACGCATTACACCGCTTTCTATTGGGTACTTTTTATAATAGCACAAAAACCAAAATCTTATATATGTTTTTATGTTCGTGTTCTATCTCGCGTAGGGGCTCAAAGTAACCGTTTGTAAATGAACAATTCCCAGATATCAGATATCAGATATTAAAATATCGGATGGATAACAATGATAAGTTTTTTGTTTTACCCCTATATATAAATGTGTAAGGTAATTTTGCTTGGTAATACCACTAAGCATAGAAAGCAGCGGAGTAGAAAGCCGTGACAGTCTACATTACACAAGAAGTGCGTGGTAGAGATATCACAGATGCAGTTGCCTTTGGCGATTTGCAGATACTTGTTCCGGCTAAGGAACAGGTTTCATTCAGCACTCAACCAACGGTGCGTAGGATTAGCCGAGGCCTTCGTAACTTTAATGATAATGATTACTTATTATTATCTGGTGACCCTTTATGTATAGGCATTGCCTGTGCTGAAGCAGCCAGAATGAACAATGGTAGGTTCAAAGCATTAAAGTGGGATAGGTTAGAGGAACGTTATTATCCGTTGGAAGTAGATCTATATCATAGGAAGGAGTCTAGTTAATGGACTTTGAAAGTGTAGCTGGAGACCTAACCAGCATAAATCAATCGGGTATCAGCACTGTGAGTAACCTATGCAAACAACAAATTGTGTTAGAGAAACGCATTGCTGATCTAGAGTTAGAGTTAAAGGATTCCAAACGCGAGCATCGCAAGGTAGCAGAAGATTTGTTACCAGCCGCTTTGCAAGAGTATGGGGTTACTGAACTTAAGATGGAGGATGGCAGTGAGATTAGTGTTGCGCCTTATTATAATGCCAGCATTGCCAAAGACCGTATGGATGAAGCCTTTCAATGGCTTATAGAAGCAGGGCATGGTTCCCTTATAAAGAACCACGTTACAGCGGCCTTTGGTCGTGGTGAGGATAACTCTGCTAAAGATTTGCTTGCCGAGCTTGAACAGCGCGGTATGCAAACACAAACTAAGACTTGGGTGGAACCCATGACACTAAAGTCGTTTGTGAAGGAACAGGTAGAAAAGGGCGAGAATTTGCCATATGACCTGTTGGGTATTTATGTGGGGCAGAGAGCCAAAATACGGAGGTAGATATGGCAACAGAAGTAGCAAAGAAAGAATCAACTGCGATAGCAATGGCATCCCAGTTTGAGGATATGGGTGGTTTGGGTTTTGAGGAAACCACCTCACAAGATATGGCAGTACCGTTTTTACGCATACTTGCACAACTCAGTCCACAAGTGAATAAGCGTGATGGTGCTTATGTTGAGGGTGCTGAAGCTGGTATGATGTTTAATACGGTAGCTAATAAAGCATACGATGGTGAAAAGGGTGTGACTGTTGTCCCATGCTATTACAATCGTAGGTTTGTAGAATGGGCTCCTAGGGAAAAAGGTGGTGGCTATTTTGGTTCTTACCATCCTGATGACCCTATTACCAATACTACAACAAAGAATGAGCGTGGTGAGGATATCCTGCCTAATGGTAATATACTTACTAATACAGCACAGTTCTTTGTAATCTTGCTTGATGAGGATGGTCCGCAACGGTGCTTAATAACTATGTCTAGTACACAGTTAAAGAAAGCTCGTAAATGGGTCACACAAATGCAAGCTCTGTCAGGTACAAAATCAAACGGTGAATCATATACTTTACCCATGATGTCCCATACCTACCAACTATCCACTGTTGCTGAAAGCAATGATAAAGGTAATTGGTTTGGTTGGGATATTGCAAAAGTGGGTATGATGGATTTATCCCTTGATAAAGACGGTAAGCCCCATAACCCTACAGACCATGCTAATTTCTCAATGGCAGTAGAGTTCGCTAAATCAGTAAAAGCTGGTGAAGTAGAGGTAAAAGAAACAGCCCCTACTACACCTGTGGATAAAGGCACACCACCAGATGATGATGTGCCTTTTTAAGTACAACCAAGGGGGTTGATCGCCTCTAGGTTGCTCGGGAGGGTAGGGTTTAGGTATCAACTAACCTTACTCTCCCACCCTTCTCATTGGAGAAAGCAATGACATTAGCAGAACAGTTTTTAAAATTATTTGATGGTAATAAACGCGCTCATGGGGTGTTTAACCCTGAAGAACAGCGCGGTGATGGTAAACGTCTAGGCGTATACAAAATTATAAAAGAGCCACCCACAGAAGAACTCTGGCAACAGCACCTTGATGGTAAACAGGGTTTAGGAATCATTCCTATTCGTGATGATAGTCTGTGTAAATGGGGTGCGATTGATATTGATAATTACAGTGTTGACCATCAATTATTAGTCAATAAATTAAAAGAAGCAAAAATTATAGGATGGGTAGGGCGTAGTAAAAGTGGTGGTGCTCATGTTTATTTTTTCTTTAAAGATGCGCTGAAAGCTGAGTTTGTACAATCTAAACTTACTGAGTTAGCTGCATCATTAGGCCATGCTGAAGGTGAAATATTCCCTAAACAAACAACCATTTTGGTAGACCGTGGTGATACTGGTAATGGTTTGAATATGCCGTACTTTAAAGGTGATTTAAGTACACGGTCTGTTTATGATTTTAAAGGCGAGTTAATGCCGCCTAAAGATTTTGTAACAAAAGCAGCACGATATCTAATAACACCTGAGGATTTTGCAAAGTACCGTATCTCAGAACCAGAACCAAAGTTAAAGGATGGTCCACCTTGTTTGAATGAACTTTGTCAGCAAGGGTTTGGTGAAGGCTCACGCAACAATGCTCTCTTTAATTTGGGTGTGTACGCACGAATGTTTGATGCTGATAATTGGGAAGCATTAGTGCAAAGATATAATGTTGATTACTTACAGCCCCCTCTTAGTCATACTGAGGTAGGTGCTGTTATCAAACAGTTACAACGTAAAGATTATTACTATAAATGTGATGACCAACCCATCAAACCTTTTTGTAATAAAGATATATGTGTTACTCGTAAATTTGGTGTTGGTCCGGCTGGTGTACAGAACCAGATGTCTAGCCTTACAAAAATTGATGGTGACCCACCGATATGGTTATTAGATGTAGATGGTAATAGGCTGGAGTTAAGTACAGATGGTTTGATTAGCCAGACTCGTTTCCAAAGGGATTGTGTAGCCCAAATCAATAAATTACCTATTGCTGTTAGCCAAAGAGCATGGCAGACACGTATACAATTATTATTGGATAACTTAACCA